AAATGGTGTAGAGTCTACATCTACAGAGTTGCCATTAGCGTCTACAGGATTTACCATTTCGACAACACCAAACACAACTCTTGTTCGTTTGATCTGTCTAATTAGATCCTGCATCTTCTCAGGTAGCGCTTTAAAGTCTGCAATATATCCAGCAGGCTTACCACAATTAAACTTACCATCGTTATCTTTTAAGTCTATGTTGAGATTGTCTGCCATGATAGTTTTAACAAACCTGTTAGGTGTGTTGTCGCTACCTTTAACAAAACGCTTGTACATAAACCTCTGTAAGAATGGCCTGATAGCTATGCTCTCTGCATAGTATGTCTCACCATCTGGTATCTCCAGTTTATATGTACCACCGCTAACAACTTCTACATTAGCCATCTTACCTTTCACTTCAGTTTGACCCATCAATGGTGTGTGGTGTATTCGTAGTCTCGCAAGAGAGTTAGTCTTCTCCTTTGTCGGCACAGCCAATGAACTCATTCCCATTGCTTTAGCCATAGCTTCATAGTTACTTGTGTCTAGTGTTGATATTTCATTCATACATTTTTCTCCTTTGTTAGACTTCTAGGTATATCATGCCACGTCTTTTGTGTCAAGCCAATTATTACCTATTTTAGCCTCTAATAGTAGTGGTACATTAAAGTCTATATTCCACTTCTTATTTATTATATCGACCAGTACTTCGTTGGTTCGATTTATAATTCGTAATACTTTTTCTTTCTCATCTGGGTGTACATCAATTACGATTGAATCGTGTACAGTATTGACAACACAAGATTTTACTTTGTTAGCCTGTAGCATCTTGTCTATATAGATAAGAGATATAGGCACTATGTCAGCAGTAGCAAATGATTGTACTGGGTAATTCTTTACCTGAGTAAAATATGTAATGCTTCCATTTGCTCTACGTGTAGCCAATGGGAATGCAAACTCACGACCTGATGGAGTACGTACATTACCTGTAGTAATTACTTCTTTGGCTAACTTCTTGTGCCATGCACCTATGCCTGAGTACTTAGATGTAAACTGTTGATAGTAGGATGCTTCAGCAGGTGTACGCCCGAACCCAGACGCACCGTAGAGAGGGGCAAATGTATGTGCCTTTGCGTCTTGGCGAGAAATGTGTTGCCCTGCTTCAGTAATAACTTTAGCTGTATAGCTGTGTACATCAAAGCCTGTAGTTACTTCCTCTATTGCAATCTTATCTTGACTGAGGAATGCGGCTACACGAAACTCTAACTGAGCGAAGTCAGCTTCGAGAATCTGTCCACCATCCCAGCGAGATACAAATACTTTCTTAACTGGGAATGTACCTCCACGTGGCATGTTCTGCATGTTAGGATCAGCACCAGATAACCTGCCTGTGCCTGTCCTGTGCTGTAGTAGACGTACATGCAGCATACCATCAGGTTTTACATAGGTAGCTATGCCCTCAACAAAGCTAGATAGATATGTGTCCAGAGCAGACAACCTGCGTACTCTCTGTAAAAACATCTCAGCATCATACATACCTCGTGATCTGGCTATGCCTTCTAAATATATTAGAGTATCCTTACTTGTACTGAAGCCGTTGGCACTTACCCACTTAGCATCAGGTGCATTGAACTTTAACCCAGCTAACTCTTTTCTATCACGATACAGATACCCTGCACTTGCACACTCAGGACAGTTGTTTGTATTCTTATATGGTGAGCCATCCTTACGCTTCTTACGTATCCAACCATGACCCTTGCACTGTGTACAGACAACAGCATACTGTTTGTGTAGAGGTAAAGTCATCTGTCTTATGTTTGCTAGGTGTTTCCTATCAGACACACGATCATCATATGCTTCAGCCCAGACTTTCTTATCGAATACCTTACGGCTAAATATAACCCATGACAACTGCTCTGGGCTGTTAAGGTTGATAGGTCTGTCACCCATGAGTTCCTGTACCTGTTTCTCTAGCTGTACTGTAAGCTCCTGCTTCTCCTGTTCAAACTCTTTGCGTACCTCTTCAAGTGCATTCATGTCTACCTTGAAACCACGTTGGTATATACGTGCTAGATGTACAGCTAAGTCATTGGTCAGTCGTATTGTATCTACTAATGTTCTGCCTGTGCCATATGTATACTGCCTGTCCTGATGCCTGAACAACTGTTGTGTCGCATGTAGGTCAGCAATAAGATACTCAGACAACTCATCATGTGGTATCTCTGATACATTCAGTCCTTGTTTAAAGTATTCTTTCAGTGTGTCCTGCTTCTGTGTATGTAGTTGGTGTCTTTCTGCACATGCTTCAAGAGACAGTGGTTCTTTCTGCCCACGCTGTAGTATATACTCACCTAGCATAGTATCAAACACTCTGCCATCATATGTAAAGCCTGACTCCCACAGCCACATCAAATCGTGTACCGCATTGTGAGCAACCAAACGAGTAGTACGATCAAGCATCTTCTGTACTATCTCTCTGCCATTTTCTGTGGGGGGATGCTCTGTATGGTCAAACGTTACAATTTGCTCAAGCCCAGTACCATCTAGCATCCCCACCATAACAAGTGTATTCTCTGGTTCAAATGGATCAAGATGCATCTTACCATTTCTTTTGACTACTGTGTTTTCTACATCTAATATTGTAATCATGTTGGTGATTCCTTTTTACTTATAATATCCATACTTATCTTTTTTGTTAAACACCTCTTTTAACTCTTGTAACCCATCTTTATCTGTGTTGTCAATACTATTTATTATATTTACTACTTTATCTTTACTTATTTTAAACCACTCAGAGTTATATTTGTCTGCAATTTTACGTGCCTGTATGTGTGCCTTTGATTCTGCCCTACGTCTATTATGAAAAAACTCTTTATGTAACAACTCATAATCTCTATGTGGACTAGATGTTTGGTAGCCCTTTAATCTGTCCTCTGCATCTACAGCCATACCTATTTTTACCCAACCTTTCCATGCTTTGTTTTCTATAGCGTAAACGTAACCAGATTTTTGTTGATTGTATAGGTTTGTAACTACTGTATTAATTGTAGATACATGTGGTGTGCTATATTTTATTTTATCTAGGCTTCCACCTTGTTGGAGATAGCCTTCTAATGTCCTGTACTTTCCAGCCCAGAATATTAATCCATCATCAGTCATGTTATGATTTACACCTTTTCTTCTCCATTGAAAGCCATCATAATACATTCCATTATCTCTTATATCACCTCTAATTGGTTTCATACTACATACCTCGCTGTTTTGTATTCTAATTCGCAATGGATAATGCCATGCCATCCTGATAACTTATTCTTAACTAGGTTCAGGTGACGCATAGTATCTTCTTCCTCTTGCCCTTCTACTGGTGGGTTCTTCGCTATCAGTATCATCAGGTCAGCTTCTGCGGCCTTACCTGTACGTGAGCCTTCCATCATGGCCTGATTGAGTACCACCTTATTCTCTGCATCAGCAGATAACTGTGACATGTAGAATATTGCACACTCATGTTGCTTGGCTATCTGCCTAGCATGTATAGCGTTAGCCTTGAGTGCCTCATCTGTTCTGGCAAAGCCACCAGTACGAGCAAACTTATCCCCCATGTCAAGTATAACTACGTCAGGTTTATAAGACTTACACACGCTCTCAACCCAAGCCATGTCACGATTACTTGCATCTTTAATTCTTATATTGTTTTTTACCTTGGCGTATAATTCTCTAGCTTTAACAGGATCTTTCTTTATCTCATGCATAGTCATACCTGTAGCGGCAGTTAGATACCTAGCACCGACACGATGAGATCCTTCCTCGTTACACAGGATAATACATTTAGCACCCTGATGAGCAAAGCCGTTTGGTGCGGCAACTAATGACGCATGAAATGATGTCTTACCAGTATTAGGCCTAGCACCTATCTCAATTAGATGTCCATCGTTTACGCCTTCCAGCTTACGTGTAAGCGTAGCTATGTTGAATGTCCAACGTGCTTCTAGGTCATTCTTAGAGAGTAACGTATCTATTTCTATGTCATCCCACTCGATGTTTAGATCAGGTGTAAAGTCATCAGCATACTGTTCCAGAAGGTTACGTAGTGGCTCAAGGCTTGTCTTGTCACCATTTACATAGTCAAAGCCTAGATTGGCTATATCCTCACCGACTACCTGTTGAAACAGCTTGGACAATACTTCCTGTGCTATGTCATTACCTAGTGGTGGCTTGCTCGTTATCTGCGTAAACAAAGCACTGTATGCCTGCTTCTGTGCTGTAGTCATTGTCGGATTGTTCGACATAAATAGTGATTCTATCTCAGCAGGTGTAACAGTACGCTCGTACCTGTCCATTGCTGCATCTACTGCTTCTTTAATCTTGCGTACATCCTTGCTGAACAACCTGTTCGGGCATCTAGCCCCACGATGTTCATCATAAAATTCTTTGTCCATTAGACTGCGTATTAAACTTAGTTCCATTATAATTCTCCTATGCGTGTTAGATTCTGTAGGTCATCAGGGTTTCTATATTTCAAATCATCATTCAGTTTAAGAACACGTACTGTATCTACATATCCTCTTAGTTCTTTAGCAAACTGCAGTGTTTTACGTAGGGCATCTGGGTCTAGTGCTATTATTGCCGTTGAAAACTGTGCGAGATACTTCTTGTGCGATTCCGATAGAGATGTACCCAACACTGCAACCCCTACATATACATGACTACCAATAACAGCGGCACTCACACAGTCTTCAACAACTACAGCGACACTACCATAGCCAGAAGCATAGGGCAAGTCATTCTTTCCATATCGTTTCCATTTTGGTAAACGCCTACCCAAACTACGGCCTGTAGCATCTACGGTGTGACTATTATGCACCACAGGAAACACTACTCTATGTTCTCGTACATCGTATAACAAACCTAGTTCTTCAGCATCTAAACCCCATTCATTACAGTAAGGAGCAATAGCCTTTGTGTCGCGTACTAACCACTCAGGTTTATCAAACTTAGGTATACCTTCTATCTCTGATACAGTCTTGCCTAACGACTTACGTATATCATCACTAGATAAGTGTACTCTTCTACCTCCTGATACAGTACACCCAGCTTTATAACAGTTCCATACGATAGAACCCATGTTGTTTGTAACAGTAAATGTCTTCTTACCATTACATTCAGGACAATCCATTCTTTTTGTATCACCATTTATAAGTGTTATATCATTTAGTATTTTATTAATATTCATTATGTATCACTTTCTATGTTACTCACAGTGTTCGATTGTACAGATACATTTCTCTGTGTCAAGGCCTCATTTGCAGAAGTGTACGTATTTTTTAAATATGGTTTCACAGATGCAACATTCGCATGCCCTGTAACTGACATAATATTAGGTAAAGGTACACCCTTATCTACCATCTGCACTACTCCTGTCCTTCGTAAGTCCATTAATCGTAGCTTGTCAGACAGCCCAGCTTTACGCATGACAGCCCTTCCATTTTTCGAGAGCCTTTGCATCGCATAAGGTTTAAACACGCCCTCAGTGGGCAGTACATGAGGTGCTACATACTGTTGAAAGCCAAAGTCTTCATGCTGATCTAATAACATCTCCAATAATTCATCTGATATAGGAAGAAACACCTCTGCACCACGTTTACTCTGCTCCAACACCAACATTTTATTATCAAAATCTATGTCTGTCCATTTAAGATTACGCATATCTCCAAGTCTCTGACACCACTCGTATGCCATCTGTATTATCAAGCCTATGTTACGTGTACTGTAATCAGAGTATGCCTCATCAAGAAACTTGATAACATCATCATGTTTCCACACCACCTTTCTTTGCGGTGATGACTTACGTTTAATGTGCGTAAATGGATTATGTACAGTATACTCCATGTCTATAGAGTAGTTAAATACCCTAGATGCACACGTAGCTATGTGATTAGCAAAGCTGATGCCACGTTTTACCCATTCTTCATAGGCACTCTTAGCTACTCTACTCGTTATATCCGTAAACTTTTTATTGCCCATAGAATTACATAGCACAGTCAAAAAATACCTATAGTCTATCTTGGTGCTATCTCTAAGCATAATGAAGTCATTTGATTCGTAATATATTTTAACTAGATCACTGACCTTACTGTGTTTTGTGATGCGTGTAATGTTTGCCTGTTCTTCTCTGTACATATCTATCAACGCATTGCTTTGTTTGGCTATACGTTTAACCTGTACTAAGCTATTGCCATACATTTCACGCTTCACTATACCAGCATTTACTAATGACTGTGGGGGGTTAAATCTATATTCTTTACGCCCATCAGACATTTTAATGACTTGTACATATCTAGGTAGCTTACTCATTTAGTTTCTTCTCCAACATAACTAAGAGTGCCTCTATCTCAGATGCTTTCTCTCTCACAGTAGGTCGTGACTTGTGTACGGCATCTGACTTTATGAGGTTAGCCACACGCCTAATCCTATATATTATTACATCTACCTCTTTACTCTTGTCAATTTCTTTAGCGGTTTTATCTGTCCAGTGTCTGTGTTCTGCCCATTTAGCCATTGTCTATCTCCTCTGCATCTTGTGTAAAATAATCTCTGTGTACACTGTTACCTTTATATTCTTTTGGGTAACTTGATCCGCCCCAGTATTCTGCTAGTGCGTATGCTTTTTGCTCTGCATCTTCTGCACTTTCAGCATTGACCTCCACGACCACGCCTTCCTCAAGGCAAATTGATACTCTATATTTCTTCATCATCTATAGTCTCCTCTATTAAAAAGTTTACAGTTCTCAGTCCTTCCTCATGCCTGACCATCAGGTAATCAAATGGACACGTCTTTAGCCATGCATGTAACTGCTCCTCCT